AACAGCATCGAGATTTCTTGCACCAAGATGAAGGACGCAGAGCCTCCCAATCCGTTCTTCGGCAAGCTGGAGACAGTGCCGCTGGGATGGATTGATGAGGATGGCGAGGAAATAAAAGGCGGGAGGATTGTGGGATGACTATCGAAGCAATGAAGCAGGCGCTGGAGGCGCTGCTGCGATCAAGAGAAGCTGTGAAGGGTGACTACGACTTAGCATCTTGCGCTTACGGTAGCGTTGACCCAGATGGGCATCGGTATCAAGATGCAAAAAAGGCGGTGAATTGTGTTAAAGCGGCCATCACCGCCCTCCGCACCGCCATCGCAGAGGCTGAGAAGCAGGAGCCGCATAGGCTGACTAGCTGGGGGTTTTGCAGTGTATGCAAGCACGACAAAATACCTGGCGAAGGATGCGCCAGAAAAGACTGCCCAGAAGCACCCGCAGCACAGCGCCAGCCGCTGACGGATAAGCAGATTGGCAAGATTCTTGATGATCCAAACATCGCAGAAGCGCACCAAGGAAATTGGCTGGTTCTTCCCTACGCATTCGCCCGCGCCATCGAAGCCGCGCACGGCATCACAGGAGAAAAGCCTGATGCTGCGTGACTATCAACAGCGAACCATTGACCAGCTCTATGCGTGGTTCGAGGCAGGCCATGCAGGCAATCCCTGCCTGGTGCTGCCCACCGGATCAGGCAAGAGCCACATCGTGGCCGCGCTGTGCAAGGACGCGCTGCAGAACTGGCCAGAGACCGTGGTGCTGATGCTGACCCATGTGAAGGAGCTGATCGAGCAGAATGCCGAGAAGATGCGCCAGCACTGGCCAGGCGCGCCGATGGGCATCTACAGCGCCAGCATCGGCAAGAAGCAGCTCGGTGAGCCGATCACCTTCGCCGGCATCCAGTCCATCCGCACCAAGGCCAAGCAGATCGGCCACGTCGACCTGGTGATCATCGACGAGTGCCACTTGGTCAACCACAAGGACGAAGGCGGGTATCGCCAGTTCCTGGCCGACCTGAAGGCCATCAACCCTGCGCTGCGGGTCATCGGCCTGACGGCCACGCCTTACAGACTGGGGCACGGCCTGATCACCGACAAGCCTGCGCTGTTCGACGACCTGATCGAGCCAGTCAGCATCGAGGAGCTGGTGTTCAAGGGATACCTGGCCACGCTGCGCAGCAAGGTCACCAAGGCCAAGCTGGACACCACTGGCGTCCACAAGCGTGGTGGCGAGTTCATCGAGTCCGAGTTGCAGGCAGCCGTCGACACCGACGACAACAACCAGAAGGTGGTGCGCGAGATCATCGAGCTGGCTGGAGACCGCAAGGCCTGGCTGGTGTTTTGCACTGGCGTCAAGCACGCGCACCATGTGGCCGAAGTCCTGCGCCAGCGTGGCGTGGCCGCGGAATGCGTGACTGGCGAGACGCCAAAGAAGGAGCGCGAGCGCCTGCTGGCCGAGTTCAAGGCTGGCCGGCTGCGTGCCCTGACCAATGCCAACGTGCTAACCACCGGGTTCGATTACCCTGACATCGATCTGATCGCAATGCTGCGCCCGACCATGAGCGCCAGCCTGTATGTCCAGATGGCAGGCCGAGGCATGCGGGTCAAGAGCCACACCGACCACTGCCTGGTGCTGGACTTCGCTGGCGTGGTGGCCACGCACGGTCCGATCACGGCCGTGCAGCCGCCCAAGAAGGCAGGCGAAGGCAATGGCGAGGCACCAGTGAAGGTCTGTGACAACTGTGGCGAGCTGTGCGCCATCGCCGTGGCCACCTGCCCAGCCTGCGGCCACCCATTCCCAGAGCCGGAGCGCAAGAAGCTGGAACTGCGCGACGACGACATCATGGGCCTGGAAGGCAAAGACCTGGAGGTCACCTCCTGGAACTGGCGCAGGCATGTCAGCCGCGCGTCAGGCAAGGAGATGCTGTCCTGCACTTATTACGGCAGCCTGTCCGACAAGCCCATCACCGAATACCTGCCGGTGCTGCATGATGGCTATGCTGGAGAGCGTGCGATGCAGCAGCTCTTCAAGATGGCCAACTCGTCAGGTGCGCATCTGGCCGAGGCCGAGCGCATGGGCGATAGCGAAGGGCTGGAATATCTGGCAGTGCAGATGAGCAACAGCCAGCCGCCCAAGGCCATTGAGTACCGCATGGACGGGAAGTTTCACCGGGTCATCAAGAGGAGTTGGGCGTGAGCCGAGGCAAAGCCCTGCCGCACTACGGCAAGATCGGTGTGGCCAGCCTGTCCAGCGAGGTCAAGGCCATCTGGTACAGCCGCCACATCGAGCCAGAGCCTTGTGAGCCAGTGGACACCTACTGGCCAACAGGCACCGATCCTGACCTTGCTCTGCGCCAGGACTTCGCCAGACGTCTGGTGGCCATCACGCCGCTGACAGAGATCGAGGAATGGGCTGTGGCGCTGTGCGTGCTGGACAACTGCACGCTGCGCGAGGCAGGCCAAGAGATGGACCGGACGCAAGAGCGCGTGCGCCAGATTCTGATGAAGGCCATGCGCAAGTTTCGGACATGCCAGGTCGCGCTGACTGGCGTGCCTGGGTATGCAGTTGACACCAGGGACATGACCTGGTCTTTTTGGAAGTACGAGCAAAGGAGATAGCATGATCGACGTTGAAGAACACCTGAAGCGCGCTGCCGGATGCGAGTCCGTCACGCTGCCTGCAGCCATGTGGCTGGATGTGCTGTGGGAGCTGCAAAGCAGGCGCAGCGCAGAGATGGTCACCATTGGGCCGTTCTACTTGAAGCGCTACGACGAGCACAGCTTCTGGCTGGGCCACGAGAGTGGCGAAGGCATGCAGGTGCGAAACCACCGCGTGCTGGAGGTTTTCAAAGAACTGTGGAAGGAGTTTTGAGCATGAGAGTTTTCATTGACGGAGAGTGGAACAGCTACGGTGGCGAGCTGATCTCGCTGGCGCTGGTTGCTGAAAACGGATGGTCTTTTTATCGCGTGCTTGGATGCGCCAACCCAGACCCATGGGTTGCAGAGAACGTGATGCCAAAGCTGCATGAAGACTGGATCACGCTTGATGTTCTGCAAAGCTGGCTGGAGGTGTTCCTGAATCAGTTTGACTCTGTGCACATCATTGCCGACTGGCCAGAGGACATCATGTGGTTCTGCAAGGTCTTGATCACCGGGCCAGGCACAAGGCTGAACACACCACCGCTGACTATGGAGGTGCTCCGCGTCGATACGGTCTCCAAGGACCCGCACAACGCGCTGGCAGACGCCATGGCACTGCGCGATTGGTATGTCAGCGTGGACATGAACTCAGTCGGGAGCGCAGCATGACCACCAGACCACCAGAGCCACAGTTCCTGCTTGACTACCGCCAGTGGCTGCAGGCAGGGCCGCCCAAGTGCTGCCACACCTGCGAGCACTACGGAGTCGACGGCCTGTGCGTGGAGTTCTTCATGCGGCCGCCTGACGACTTTGCAGCCACCGTAGACTCCTGCGACAAGTGGGAGGCCGAATGTCCATTTTGACCGCCGACCGCATACCCACCGAGCACGAGGAGCAGCGCGAGCTGGTGCGCTGGTTCAGGCAGACCTGGCCAGACGTGCGCATTTTTGCGATCCCAAATGGCGGGGCTAGGAGCAAAGCCACCGCTGGCCGCCTGAAGGCCGAAGGCGTGTCCTCTGGCGTGCCTGACCTGTTCGTGCCTGCCTGGCGCTTGTGGGTCGAGATGAAGCGCGCCAAGGGTGGCAGCCTCAGCCCCGAGCAGAAGGACTGGATCGAATACTTGGAAGGTGTGGGATATTGGGTTATAGTGGGAAAAGGTGCGGATCATGCCAAGCAGCAGATCAGCGCCTTTTTCATCAACCACATAGGACCAAAATGACCCAAGATCAAGCCGCACCGACGATGGTGCAAATTCCTGGCGACAGCCCCATCACCCTGCAGCTCACGCTGGCCAAGGTCGAGCAGCTCGTCCTCGTGTTGCGCAAGCAGCCCTTCGAGGCCGTGGCAGGTTTCCTGCCTGAAATCCTGATGCAGGTGAACAGCCAGGTTGCTGGTCTGATGGTCAATGGCCAGAAGGAGACCGCACAATGAGCACGCGCATCTATGTGGTGACCGACACCGAGACCAACAAGCACCGCCTGATCCGAGCTGCCAACCAGGCTCAGGCCATCAAGTACGCCGCCTCGACCCGGTTCGACATCGAGGTGGCCGGCCAGGACGACCTGGTCAGCCTGCTCACGCATGGCGTGCCGGTCGAGCTGGCCACCGGCCAAGCCACCGCCGATATGTTTGAGGATGTGGTCACCAATGCTGGAGGCACCGACTGATGGCCGCCGCCGACGCTAAGGTCAAGGACCGATACCTGACGATTCGCGTGCCGCCAGAGGTCGAGCTGGCGCTGCGCCGGCAGGCTGAGGCAGACACCCGAACGCTGGCCGCCCAGGTGCTGCACTACATCAAGGCAGGACTGGCATCCAGCCAGAAGGGGGATGCCGCATGAAACAGCGCACGCGAGTGTCTGTGCAGTGGTTCACTCGCCGCTGGCCGTACTTTGCCATTGGCTTTGACCTTGGCGAGTTCAGGTTGTACCTGTGGATCGTCGAGATCGAAATCTGGAGGTCGTACTGATGAAGTGCCCAGTGTGTGGCACCTGGACGCTGGTCAAGGAAACTCGCCAGCGTGCAGACAATGCCAAGTACCGCCGCTACGAGTGCGCCAACATGCACCGCTTCACCACTCTTGAGACGGTGGCCAAGGTGATTGCTGCAAAAACCCCGAAATCTAGGGTTTGTCCTTAGTTGCTTGCATCGTGTGGAATCGTGGTAATATGTGGTCATCAACAACCAGCAAGGAGCTGACCGATGAGCAAACTGATCAACACCTACCGCAAATGCCCGACGCCCAGCAATCGGGCCAAGCTGCAGGCCTACATCAAAAAGCACATGATGGCCATCTGCATGGCCACACCGGAAGAGATCGCCTTTCTCAAGGCGCACGAGTTCACCATCTGAAGGAGACCACCATGCAAGCCCCACAACCCCAAGCGCCGTCATGGTTGGCCACCAAGCCCAGCCTGCTCAATCCCAACTGGCGCTATGTGCCAGCAGCAGACACCAACATCATGGAGCGCTTTCGCGCAATGGGCTGGGTGCCACCTTCAGAGGCCAAGAAATGAAGAAGCTGCTCAACCTGGCGCTGGCCTTGACAATTGGCGTGGCAATGGCCATCCTGCTCATGGAGTGGATGGTCGGATGTGGCGAGACCTACACCGACTCCAAAGGCGAGCGCCACAAGTACGCTTGCATGTTCTTGGACCTGAAGTGAGTTGCTGCAACCTTAAGAAGGTGGCCACCGCCATGCTGGTGGTGCTGACCGCAATACTGGTGGTCTGCCTCTGGATCGTCCTGATCGCAGCGTCTGCTGCCTTGGCACCAGAAAGGCGCATTATCGACTGCAGCATGGCATCGTTTCACCCTGACTTCACGCCAGCCATGCGCGAAGCGTGCCGTAAAAGATGAGCTGCAACCAGAACTGCCGCCAGGGCCGGGACTGCAACTGCGCAGGCTGGCATATTGTGCCGCTGAACGACCTGCGCGACCACGAGACAAACGGTAGTTGCTGGTGCAAGCCGACGCTGGACGATGGAGTGTGGCTGCACCACTCAATGGACGGCCGCGAGGACTTCGAAACAGGCGAGCGCCTGCCGTCTTAGCCGATCATGCCGGTGGCCTTGGCCTGCACATCAGCCACGCGCCTGCCCCAGCCCTTGCCGAAGGTTGGCCAGGTTGGCAGGTCCATCAGGAATGACAGCCGGCGCTTGGAATAGTCCTCGACGAGCTGCTGCGAGTCAAAGGCCGACACAGCCGCCAAAGTCTTTGGTCCTATGCCACCATCCTGCTCGACGCCAACGCACGCCTGGAGCCACTTTGCAGCCCTTCCTGGGCCGCTGTTAATGGCTGCATCGAAGACAGCGTAATCGACGCCAGACGGCAGCTCATCGCCGCGCACCTTGTCCCAGTACTTGGTCTTGTACAGAGGTGCCACATCGGCAGGCGTGAGTGCACGCATGGTCTTCTCGTCCACTTCATGGCCACAGTATTCCTCCCAGACCTTCTTGGTGCAGCCGAGGTTCGTCATGCCGCCTGGGTCTTTTGGATGGTTCACAAACCCTCCTTCATGGTGCAGCACGGCAACCAGCGCAGCGTCGAAATTCTGTTTCATGGCGTCTTCACTTGGTGGTTTTGGAGAGCAGATCGGTCTTGGCCTGCGAGCCAGCCGAGCTGCCGAAATAGTAGGCAATGATCCCTGTCCAGGCAGTGCCCAGGCTGCCCAGCATCATCAGGATTGCCGGGTTGCTGCTGTCGATCTGGTTGAAGAACATCATCACCATGATGCCGAAGAAACCGACAGTGACCGCGCCTGCCAAGATGGGAGGCATCATCGAACGAGTCGTGGCCTGCATGTCCCTGGCGCTTTTGCGATCCTCGACCGCCAGCTTCTCGAAGTTCAGCCCCAGCTCCTGCGCTTGCTTCTGCAGCTCAATCTCGGCCAGTTTGACCTGAGCGATCTGGTCGGCCGTCAGCTTGTTGTTGGCAATCAGGTCGCCGACTTCCTTTTCGTCTACGCCAATAGCCTTGGAGACTGCCGAGACAGCCATGCCGGCCAGTGGGCCACCGAGTGCGGTGGCGATGGTGGGTGCGATTTGCTTGAGCCAGTCCATGTTACTTCTCCAGCATAAAAGTCAAATTCTTGTGCCTTGGATAAGTAACCGTGCGCTCACCTTCTGGGCATTTGTACTTGATTGTCCCCAGTAGGGTAGCCTTACCTGGAGAAATCGTTTCTTTATCCGAGACTTTTAGTTGATAGGTGAATGTGTCAATTTCCGGTCCAGAAGGGCCAGTGAACTTGCTCATGGTGGGTATAGCGGCATGAATCACTCCAGCAGCGTCTCTGACCGTTGGCTCAAATCCCTCAACAGAGCAGTCATCACGCTTTTTGATGCGTGCGACGGTGACATTCACAGGATCTCCAATCTTTGCTGGCGCGATCTTAAAGTGCTCGGGTGCCCACTCAAGGATTGGCCTTTGAAACCAGCCAAACTTGTCTCCAGCCGTGTACCCTCCGACTACCAGAGCAAAGCTGGCGGTCACAAACTGCACGACGGGTGTCAGTTTTGGCAGCTCCATTTACAGACCACTCAGTGCTTGAAATAGTTCAGGACATAGCCCACCACCGCCGACACGCCGGACACGATGCTCATGCCGAACCACAGGCCGCCCTTGCCCTTGTTGGCCAGGGCCAGCAGCTCCTCGACATTGCGCTCCATCTTGTCGACCTTTTTGTCCATGTCCTGGACCTTTTGCCAGAGCACGCCGTACTTGACCAGGTCAATGCCCTCTTGTTGTTCCTGCAGCATCGTGTTTGACTCCATCAGAGGCCTTCGCCAGGCACGATGTAAACGGTCGAAGCACTGGATGCCAAGCCGCTGAAATAGGCCAGCCGGCTGAAGCGCAGGATTTCCACCGCGCCTGGTGCCAGCACGATGGCCAGTGAAGGCGTTCCAGCCACAGGGGCCACAGCATTTGCCGTAGCCTCAGTAGCGGTCGAGCCAACGCCCAAGAATACCGTGTTGTTGCTGCCGTTGACGATCCGGTACTGGCCCACGCCAGTGGCGTTGAAGCGAGTCTCGACGGGCGCTTGCACGCCAGCAGGCGCAGTACCTGCTGCTGCGACGACGACTGTTTTCCCTTGTGGTGCAAAGGCAATTTGTGAATTGGTGGCCATGATTTACTCCTGTTTAGATTGATGGCTGACTTGGTTTCTTGCCTGCGCCTCAATGTTTGCGATGAGCAGACATACGACCTCGTAAGGCAATTTTGACAAAGCCATCAAAACAACATCAGTTTGTCTGGCTGTCAGTTCTAGTTTGATCATTTGGTCTTCGTTCATGGCCCAGCGTCTCTCCATGCTCCATTGGAATAGAAATAGAGCTTGTTGTTTGTGCTGTCGACAACAATCGGAGCATACCCAGTTTGAGCAGTTGGTGTTCCTGTTGGAGTGCCAGCGCAAGCGGGGGCGTAAAAGAATCCGCCAGTAGCTGATGTTGCCGGGGCCGATAGTCCAGCACAAACGCTTCCATTGTTTTCAATCCACAGTTGAACACCCGTTGTGCTGTCGCCATAGTCGTTTATCGAATAACGTACAGGTTTGATTGCGCCTGTTCCGTTTTTGCTCCTTGCATAGAGCCATGCGTTTGTCGAGTTGTAAAACGACAAATATGAGTTGTTTGCGCCGCCCGTGTCTGTCCAGTTTTCAATCGGGCTGCTGGCCGTGGCAACACGAGTTGTCACGGACTGGCCACTTAGAGCAAATGACGTCGCTGCGAGGGATGTGAAATTTCCGGTGCTGCCACCATCAACTCGTTGCCAGACAGAGCCATTAAAAGTCACCCAATCGCCAACGCCCCATAACGTCTGGCCATCCAGCGATGTGCTGCCAGCGACAGACACAACGTAATAGTCGCCTTTGACTCCAACGCCTGAAGCAAGTGTCGGTGTGTTTGTCGACGCATTCCATGTGCCTTTGTAATTCAATGCTCCAATAGCATTTGTAATCGCACTTACTGTTTTCAACATGACTTAATCTCCTTACAAGTTTCCTTCGCTGACCCAAGTGCCAGGCGTACCGGCAACGGTGCAAACCCAACCTTTAGGTTGACCAACAGCGGGGACGCCGTTTAACACGTTGTCGCCGCGCACCCAAGTACCATAATTCGGCGCGTTACCTACGCTCGATAACCGGTTGCCTTCATAAACAGCGTTGGCGTAATACCCATTGTCAAGCACTTGTGTGGGCAGTACTGTTCGGTCATTGATGGAAATTTGCGTCGCAGCAGCATTGAACGCAATGAGGTATTTCGTAGTTCCACCGGCAACCGTAGAAAACTGCTCGTTGTATCCACACAAAGCAAGTGTTGCCGTAACCCCTGCAAAAATAACGCGAGCATTTCCGCTGGTGTCGAAAGTGTTTGCGATGTCTTTGAAGCCGTCTATGATGGTTTGCACGCCATTCAAATTAACGGCAACAGCAGCAGCGGAAGACATTTTGTTTGCTTCCAGCGACGTGCCATTCATAACACAGACGTTGTAATTAACAAACTGAATCCAGCTATTCAAACATTGGTCAATACCAAGTTGTTCAGTGTAAATATCGTTAAAATTGTTGATGTACACGCCTTTGCCGTATTGAGCACCGCCGCTTGAGTTGTCGCCGCGAGCATAGCAATGAATCATGCGAAGTGTCGTGCTGCCAGTTTTGCTGTCAAGATAAAAACCCCAATCAGCACAACGGAATGCTGTGAGTTGTTGCAGGGTGCAGAGAAACGCAGTGCCGAGCGGTTGACCAGTCCAGTCGCGCAAAATGAATCCGCGATAACCGTAGCTGACTGTGACGTTTTTCAACGTGGCGTAGCTGAACTGCCAATCTGCGCCAGCAAGTTCGACGCCAATCCGAGTCGCCGGAATAGAAGCAGCAGCAGTGACGGGCCATTCAATCGTAAACCCACCTGTTTCGGCGTAACTGGTGACAACACTCAAAACTGTAAAATCACCGTCTGGTTTGATGATTGTCGCGTAAAGCCCTGCACCAACCAGCGCAACCTGACCCACTGGAGAAACGACACCTGTGGTGATAGTGCTTGTAGTTTTATATTGCCCAGGAGGCATGTAAACCACGTTACCAACAGAAGTAGGGCCAAGAGTTGCTGCGTAGTTGATCGCGTCTTGAATTGCATTCGTAGAATCGGCTGCACCAGTTGGATCAGCACCGAAGTCCAAAACACTTACAAACTCGCGCAACTTGCTCTGCACAGAGCGTGGAGTTGCATTTGTCCCAGATTGCAAGAATCCGACAAAAGACGAACCGGAAGATTCATCTGAAAGTTGATCAAGTGCATCCTGAACGTTGTTTGCTGTCAGAAGACTTGTTGCACCAGGAGAGTATGAAACAACTTCTCCGTTGTATCTTTCTAGAGCTTCTGGCGCGCTGTATACCGTGCTGCCGTTCTTGTTCATCACGCGGATGCTGTAGTCACTGTTGACGTACAGACGCGCAGGTGTTCCGCTGTTTGCCGGGTAGCCATTGAGTGTGCGGATAGGCTGCCCTGCAAGCTGAGTCAGGGCAGCGTCCCAGTAGACGTTGATCGGATTGCCTTGCGGATCAAGATTGGCAGTTCCAATCCAGATGTAGCCGTCTTCCAGCGGCTGACCATCCGCATCCGTAAAAATCGGATAGGTTGGTTGGATGCTCAGTGCGCTCATTCTTGGTTCTCCTGGTCGAATTGTCGTCCTGTTTGGATTGCGCCCTGCAAGAACTGGACTCGTGCGTCAAGCGATTGTGGCAGATTGGCCTCTTTTGCGAAATCCCCGAATGCCTTACTCATGGCGGTGCGACGGAGCGCCGCCTGGCTGGGCTGGCCGCCTTTGGTGGCAGTCTGCACGGCCAGCTCTTGGAACTCTGGCGAGGCAAAGAGCTTGGAGGCCTTCTGCACGCCAGCGCCCTTGGCGGCAGACATCCATTGCACGATGTCTGGTGCGATAAGGCCACCGCCAGGCACCATGCTGGCCACGCCAGTGGCAGCACGCTGTGCCAAGCTGCTGGACATGACCCGGCCCATCAAGCCCTGGACCGCAGCATCTCCAAGAATCTGGTTTGCCTTGCCGGTGGTCGGAATGCGAGCCTGTGCGTCTGAAATGCGCCGCGAAATCTCGTAGAGGTCACGCGATGCACGGTCCCACTCTGGACCCATGATCTTGACCATCTGAGCGTAAACAGGCGGGTTGGCGCGCAGGCCACGATAGACCTTGGTGTACTCGGCTGGGCTGAACACAGTTTCAGCGCCAGTGGCTGCACGTCCGGCAGCCTTGCCTGCCGTCACAGACGCCAGCGCCGTGGCCAGCGTCTCTTTCTGCAGTTCGTCCGGCACCACCTTCATCATCCTATTGAAGGCCGCGGCATCGCCCTTGGCGGCCGTGGTGATGGCCGTCTGCATACGCTGGGCCACGCTGCCATCGATCTCTTGACCGAATGCGCCGACAATGCGCTTTTCAAGTGCCTTCTGCTTGGCAGTCAGCAGGTTGGCCGCACGCAGCTCGCGCCTTGCCTCCTCGCCTGCCAGAGCCGCCACGCTGTCCAGTTGGTCCTGGGCCAGTGCTGCATACAGGCGCTTGAGATCGCCGGCTGCCATGTTGTCGTATGGCGACTTCAGGCCACCAACAGCCTGGCCAACCAAGTCCTTCTCGCGCTTGAGGCCGAAGTAGGTCAGCTCGCCCTTCTCCAGCATCTTGGCCAGATTGGCTTCCTGTGGTGTCATGCGACCGGCAGCGCCGAGGTTGGCACGCAGATCATCGAGGTACGTTCGCAGGTTGTTCAGGTCGACGGGTGCGTTTTTGGGCACCACCTCGTCGATCCGGTCGTAGATCGCCTTGGCGTCATTCTTCAGCGTCTGCCGGGTCTGCTGCAGCGTGTCCACAATCTTCTGCGAGGTGGCACCAGGCGCAGGCCGGCCAGCCACGAAGGCAGCATCGAACTGCTGCGACACCTCGTCGGCACGCTGGATGGCGTTGCGCACGGTGCTTTCCCATGCTGCCTCGGCCTCGCCTGCAACCAGCGCACGGGTCAGACCAACAGCGCTGCGCACCTGCGGGTTATCGCTGAACACATCGAACGGCAGGTCCATGCCAAGGCGTTCGGCTGCCGCACGGGCCTCTGGATTGACCTGCGCCATCTCGACCAGTTTTGCCTTGGCGGCAGAAGACCCAGGCCCAAACCCTGCCGCCTTGCGTGCAAGATTCAACACCTCGCCAACATCGCCGGCTTCTGCTGCTGCGGCTGCAGGCGGAACTTCTGGGGCCATTGCCGTGCCCATAGGCGCGCCAGCAGGGCCAGGAGCAGGAGGTGGTGCCTCGGGTATGGCTGCGGATGCCGGAGGCGCTGCAGGGGCCACAGGAGGCGCTGCTGCCGGGGCTGGAGGAGCTGGGGCTGGCCTGCTCCTGAGTGCAGCGATCTGCTGCTGCACTTCAGCACGCCTGGCCTCTCGGATGCCTCTGGACTCGCCCTGCCGGATGGGCTGAGAGGAAAGCATTTCCAGCTCGAACTCAAGCGCCCGGAGCTGCGCCTCTGGTGCGCCAGTTGGCGGTCCCATGTCAAAAGTTGGCTCGACGCGAGGTGCGGCAGGAGTTGGAGGAGCTGCAGGAGCACGGCCAGTGGCGCGCTGTACGCCTCTGCGAACGGCTGCAGCCACCGGAGGTGCTGCGCGCTGAATGATTTGTCCAGCAGGGCCGGTGGCGGTTGCCAAGCCAACCTCCCCGAGGTTGAACTCTCCACCAACACTCAGTGCATCACCCAGAAAGGCATGCGGTGGGATGCCAGTCTGCGTTGCCTCGATTCCGGCCTGCGTTGCACCAGCCTTCAAAGCAGCGCCAGGAATGGTGGCTGCTCGTCCTGCTGGAGTGAAGGCAAACAGACCGCCCAGCGCCCTCGGAATGTCGCCTGCACTGAACCCAGGCGGGATGGCGTACTCTTTCTGATCCACCGCCGAGCGCAGAATGAAGTTTCCCTTGGCGTCTTGCCGAACCTGCAGGCCAGGGAAGTTGGACTGCAGAATCTGCACCGTCTCTTGCGGGTTGGTCAGCAAAGTGCCCAGCGCCGACTTGAACGATGACATGCTCATCTGATTGAGTTCTGGCATCGCAGTCCACTCTGGCAGCGCCAGCGTTTCAGGCGTGGTGCGCCTTGCGCCCGTGACCATCTCGCCAATGGACTCGAAAAAGCCCATCTTCGGAGGTTCTGCCGGAGCAGTTGCAACAGGCGCAGCAACAGCCGGTGCAGGTGCAGCCGGGACTGCCATTGCAGGTGCCGGTGCAGGAACCGTGCGGGGTGCCATTGTCGGAGCAGGACGAGCTGCTGCAGCCGCAGGAGCTGGAGCAGGTGCAGTTGCGACAGCCGGTGCCTGAGCACCTTGCTGGCGCTGTGCATAAGCTGCCTGAGCAGCCTGGATCAGTTGCGCATCGGTTGCGTTGTCCGGGCCATCCAGCTCGATGATGCTGCCGTCAGGCGCTTGGACTTTGTATCTTGCCATTGGTCTTGACCTTTACCGAATTACGCGGAAGCCAGACGGCATTGCTGGTGCTGCTGCGGGGGCCGCTGGGGCTGGAGCAGGTGCTGGAGCAGGAGCAGGGACGGCAGCAGGTGCCCTTGTTCTTGCGCCAGAGTAGAAATCCTGGCCAAGAATCGGGCCAAGACTCGTGTCGAACCTTGCGATCTCTTCCTCGGTGTACTTGTCTTCACGGATCAGCCTGCGCGCATGATCGGCAAGTTTTGCAGATCGTGTCGCAAAGGCCTCTGCATACTTGGCCATCAGATCACGACCACCTTCAGAGTTGGCCAGGGATGGGAAGGCCGAGACAAACGCCCTGAACTCAGTGTCTGACGTAGAGCCTGATCCAGGAGGCCGGAGTTGCGTGGCACCACGAATCGCCAGGGAGTTGGCGAGGTCGTTGGCCTTGACGGTATCAGTCTCAAATCCGAGGGTCTTGGCAAAGTCGCTGGTCAGCTTGACAGTTGTGCCGCCTCCCTTGCCTCTGAGCAAGTCTGCAATGACCCTTGAGTCTCGCGCCAGTGTCCGAGCAGATGCGGCAGCAGCAGAGAACTCCTGCGCCCTTGGCACGTCCAGCTCTTTCATGGCCAGCGTGTCTCGTTGTTGGCCAAGGTCGATCTTCACCAGTTCCTTACTGACAGGCTCAATCTTTTGCGTCCCAAGGTTTCTCTGATAGACGCCAGGAGGCAGTCCAAGTTTTGCCCTTTCTGCCTCTGGAATGATTGCAAACCCAGGAGGAGGCTTGGCCTCTTCCGCTGCTTTGGTGATGCGTGACTGCACAGTGGCAGCAGCCACATCTGCATCTGCCTTTTCTTTTCTGACCTGAGCAACTCGCAAATCTTGTTCTGCTTTCAGACGATCTGGTGTGCTTGCAGCTTCTGCAACTTTTCTTTGCGCCTCAGCAACAGCCGCATCGGCATCTGCAGCGGTTTTTCTTGCCACATCTGGCTGCATCGCTGCGGTCCTGCGCTCGGCAGAGACCTTCAGCGCTGCTTCAAGCACATCCTTGCCGCCAGGCATCTCGGCCAGAATGCCGCCGAAGTAGTCCTCGGTGACGTTGGGAGTCACTTTGGCCACATCTCGCCAAGTCTCCAGGAACTTGGCTCCAGCCTCGTCTCCGGTGTTGCGCTTGGCCTGGATTTGGCTGTCAATCAGGCCGATGGCAATATCAGGACGGCCTGATCGGAATGCGGAAAAAACCTGCCCTGCTTGCGTCCTAGAGGCCTGCTGCTGGTCTGCATTGAGCATGTTGAAACTCTCGCGCACAGCCTTTGCCTGCGTCTCCGGCAGCAGCATGGACAGGTTGGCGTAGTCCCTAGCTGTTGCGCCAGGCTGGCGAAGACGAGCAAATGCTTCTTGAACCTGTTTCTGCTGTTCGGCCTGGCGAGCAGCCTGCTCTTGGGCCAGTCGGGCCTCAGTGACGGCCGAACCTGTCTTGAAGGCCTGCAGAAAAGCCTGCGACGGATCAGGAATATCGATGGCGTAGTTGATTGGTTGAACCATCAGAATTTACCTCCGAGACCCGAGAAGATGCCAAGGCCTCCAGAAATTGCGCTTGGGATGGCAGCAAACGCCCTACCTTGTGCCAACTCGCCACCAGCCATTGCTGCTCCTTGCTGTGCGAGGAGGTTGGAGACGTTGGTGCCAAGCGTTTGCGCCTGAGCCGCCTGTCCTGCCGCAGAGGCCTGACCAAACTTGGCAAGGCCTCCAAGCTGCCCGTACTGTTGCTCAATCAACTGGTTGAGAAGTTGAGGACGGAACTGCGCCAGTGCTGCCTGAACGTTGCCACCACGCAGACCGCCAGTGGCCGAAGCACGTTGCAGCAGGGCTTCCTCGCCTTGCTGCGTCAGTGCTTGGAAGGCCGGTCCCTGCTCAAGTGCAGCAATGGCTGCACGCTGAGCTTCTGGGCCTTGCACGCCGACAAGCGCTTGCTGCTGCTTGAAAGCCTCCGCGCCTCCTGTGACGTAGGGTTCAAGCAGCTTTTGGATCGCCTCAAACTGCCGCCTCTGCTCTGCAATGCCAGCTTGAGAGGCCCCAGCCTGAATGTTGGCTGCGCTCTCTGCTGCATCGGCCTGCGCCATGCCAGAGACAAGAGTTGCGCCGCCAACGGCAATGCCTGCCAGCGCGGCTCCAGATAGTCCGAAAGTCATTTTTTGCCCTCCAGGTGCGGATGTTGGACGGCCTCAAGAGCAGGGGCTGGTGCGGGGACGGTGTACATGTCCCAGATCACCTGCGGGTCTGTCTCGTTCGTCGGGTTGGCGTGGAATGTGGTCACCTCAACGTCAGTCATGGCTACGCCAGCGCGCTTTGTGTTGGGCTTGGTGATGCTCATGAAGCCAGGACCGACCTGGGCCGTGCCATCGTCGGTGGTGACGATCAGGTGGCCTTTGCGAACCACGAAGAACGACTCGTCTTTATGCACTGCGCCAGTCAGGACGGTGCCTGCCGGGATGTGCATCGTGCGAGCGTAGAGGCCATTGCAGAAGGTGTTCTCGACAGGCATGTCGACCTGGGGCAGCTTGAGCAGCTCGGCCTCCAGGCGGTAAATAGGCAAGTGCTCGGCAGGCACAATGGCCTGCTTGGTCACTTCCTGCGCCGCGACATCGCTCATCGAATCCTCCTGGTAGGGACTTTGAGCTGCTGGCGGCTCAATCGGCTCAGCACCTTTATTTTCCCACAATTTGCCATTTGGTCAATCTTCCTCGTCTTCGCGCTCTTCCCAGGCCTGGCAGACGCGCATGTCGTTGCACACGAAGTCGAGCTTCTCGCAGTGGCCACGAAAGCCTGCGCCCTTGTCGTAGGAGGCCAGCGGGATGCGCTCGATCCGCACTTGGGTCATGACGCTGTTGTCGTAGTACTCGCAGTTGGAGCAGTGCTTGCGCCTGGCTTCTTTCTCGTCGCATTGCATGGCCTTAGCCAGCGCCACATAGAACGGCTTGTTTGCCCCAGGCTCGTTGCTTGGCACCTCTGGGCCGTAGTTCCAGTCTTGCACGGCCGTCTCGTAGTTCTTGCGATTCTCGGCTGTGGTCAGGAACGGCTCGTCGTAGGGGATGCCGCCGAATCCGGCAACCATCATTTTGGGCATCTTGGCGTAGTCCATGTTCAACTCCTTAAGTAATCTCGCGGCCAGTGGCCCGAATGGTCAGCGAGGTGGCTGCGCTTGCAATGGTGGAAATAAAGCCACTTGGCTCCAAGGCCTGGCCGACCAGTTCAGGGAAAGTGTAGGTCTCGTCCGGCGCAATGGCACGGGTGTCTACAATCAAGTTGGATGCCCCAGGGCTGCCTCCGCTGGTCACCAGATTGACGCTGATGGTCACGTTTGCTGCGCTCGTGTTAGTGGCCGTGAACTTGTCAATGATGGTCTTGCAGTTCACAGCCGTGTACTGCGTGGTTTGCGCGTTTTCGGCCTGTTTTGCTGGGATCAGCACTTTGATGGTGACTGTCATGGTTTTTCCTTAAACGGCCTCTGCGCCGCTTGCTGTGATTGTCAGGCCAGCAGAGGCTGCCTGGATTTGGATTGTTTCTGCGGCGTTCATGACCTGCACACCGTTGTACTGCAAAGCATTGTTTGCAGGCACGGAAACGTCATACAGGAAGGCGTTTGTTGTTCCAGCAGTTCCTGCTGCAGGCACCAAGAACACGCGCACATTGATGGCCGCTGCCGTGGTGTTTGCGATGCTGAACTCTTTGAGCAGCGTGCGGGTTGCGGCAGGGACCGTATACAAGGTGGTGACGCCGGTCGTGATGGCCGCCTGGCCCAGCTTGGTTGGTGTGATTACATCGAAAGCCATGTGAGCACCAGGTTAGATTTGACAGATGCCGGCAGCACAGATGGCGTCAGGGGGCCACTCTCCCAGCGTTGCTGGACGCCATCGTAGACCAGCACATCGCCGGTCGATGGCGTTGGCGCATAAACGTCAGAGAGTTGGCTGACCAGTGGCTCGGCCTGGACTCTGACAAAGACAGAGCCAGAGCCGGCAGGGGCAGCATTGACCACAGCCGCAACCACCACATGAGGGGTCGGTGCTTGAGGCAGGTTTTTTGTCAGACCGCCAGCAAATGAGGGGTTGTAATACAGGATGTCGCCGTCCAGCCATGTCTCGCCGTATGGTGTGCCCGTGGTGTTGAAGCCTCGTACAAGTCCAAAGCTGGAAACCAGCCCAAAGTCGTTATTTGCAATCGCCTCGGCTGCGACTCCCATGACGAGCTGGCCATTTGTCAGGCCCGTGGCAGGCTTGCCCTTGAGCACGCCAGAGGAGCCGACCGATCCGTCGAACATCACCAACTGCCCCTTTGCAATATTTGCCGAGGCCTTGATGTAGTAATACTGAGACTCGCCAATGGCCTGGTTGACGTTGGGCGTCATCTCCAGATTGAGCGTGTAGCCTCCATTCCAATGCATCCGACCAACCTTGACGGCAGGTGCCGGTGCAGTGGTGTTGAAGTCGATGTAGTCGGTAGCCACCGAGTTGTTGTTTTCGATGACTGGTGCGGTGGCCAGCAAATCCAATGACTGTGCGATCCGACTGATCTGGGCCAGCGCCTCGTTTGCCGTTGCCGCTGCCGTGTCTGCTTGATACTCAAAGTCGGTTCCGACGATGACCTGAAGCTGATCGACGGCAGAAAACAGCAGCTCAAACTGCCTGATCTGCTGCTGATCGGTCAGAAACTGCGCGAGCTGGTCTCGTGTCAGGTTTAACTTGCGAGAGACGGGTGCGGTGGCCATCAGTATGCCAATGCCTCAATCTGTGCTTCAAGGCGCGCAAAAGACAGATGCGCATCGCTGTCGCCACGGAAGCGCTGAATACGCCAGTTGCGCATATGACCCTGCTGGAACCAAGCCAGGCGCTTTTGCGTGTTGCCAATGGTGCCGGCACGGATGTAGCGGTCCTGGCTCCATGACTGACCATCGAGCGAGTAACTGGTGCTGATCTGAGGATTGACGCCCAGGGCCACGCGGCCGGTCAGGCTGACAAGCTCTAGCTCATTGAACAGAGCGCCATTGCCCTCGTTGTAGGCGATCAGCGTGCCGAACTCCCAGCGCACCTGCTGGCCCCAGTGGTGGCCTGTGGTGTCAACCAGATAGCCGATGTTGCTAGACTGCGGATCGCCAACCAACCACTTGTCGTAAGCCCATACAAGGTTGCGTGCCCGGTACTGCCCAAAACTTACAAGAGAGGTCGTCAGCGTGAACCAGACGGCCTCATTGAGCACCTGAGATGCTGCGTTATCGTAGACCAGCGTGCGGTCTGGCAGGTGAACGTAGAGGTGCTCGTGCGCCTTGTCGTTGCGTGCCTCCAGCTTGACGGTTGCAAGCTGCGCCTCGGTGTACTGCAGCAGGATTTCGTCGATCTCCTGCGTGCTGATCTTCTGTGCAGTTGCGGCTGCGCCCATGTAAATGCCTGGGGCTTCGTTCCTGCCACTTCCCAAGAAAGCAATGCGCTCCGAAAACACGCAGCAACCAAATGTGCCGATCACGCCTTTTTGAATCTGCGCGCCGTCAATGCGTGCAAATGGAAAAACCTCGCCGCCCACGTTGTCGAACACCTCAATGGTATTGCGGTTCAGTGCGTAGATTTCGTTGCGCAGCTTGAGCAGTGCCACCACTGGGTCTGGGTCAACCTCCGAGCTGCCGTATTTCAGCGGGTTGACTGCCAATGGGTTTGACAGCTCGGTGACGATCAGGAACTCGCCATCGGTGGTCATGAAGTAGCCGTCAACCCACACCACGTCCAGCACGACTCCGAGATCTGGGTCTGTGTTCTGCGTGAGTGTGGCTGCGACCGGATCCCAGAAGTACAAGCGGCCACCGGATGCGATGGCCAGAAGTTCAAAGCTGTAGTCCATGGTCACCAGCTCTGTGGTTGGGCCGCCTACATCTCCCAGCACTGTCACTGCGCCGTTGCTGGCCACGGAGACCAACTTTGTGCCCATGACCCGGTAGCAGACGCCGTTCCAGTTGATGCCGCCACGGTCTGTGCCTGGGCCTGTGCCGTTGGCCACGATGCCGTCACCAGGACGCAAAAAGCCGTTGCTGATGCCTGACTGCTTGGGGACTGGCACCATGTTGACCGGGTAGGCCGTGCGCAGCTCTGGGGTGGTGTCGGCATAGATGCCGTTGAGGATTGGGATTTGCATGGCTTACCACTTGACCTTGTTGGCCCAGTACGCTGCGCTCAGTTTGCCCTTGGCAATGTTGTCAGCGTGCCGAGCTTTGAATGATTCGCGCCGCGCTTGGCTGGCCTTGGACTCGCCCTCTTTTTTGGGTGAGCCGGACACGCCTTGCTGACCGAAGCGAATGGTCTTGATCTCGTCGCCCGACTTGGCCACGACAACGTGGCTTTTGGTGGGGTGGCTTGGGGTGGCCTTGGGCTTGTTGTAGCCCGAG